GCTTCCCAATCAATACCTTTGAACTGCATTTGGGTTTCTGTTAGCAGATCGAAGTCTGCGAATGTTAAGTTCATTGTTTACCTTTCCGTTACACCAAGCGAGTGACTTGGATAAGAGAAGGGTGACAGATACAACCGACACTATCAATACCGGCGTCGGCGTGTTGTATAACAGTTTTGTTACAAAAGCCCTAATTCGTCAAAGGCGTCAATTTGTTCGTCTATATCTCTAGGCTCGTAATCGGTTTGCCTACTCATACAATTTACCTTCAAAGATAAAACTATGGTTGTTAATAGGTATAGGGATAACCTGCACTTTACGGTCTTGAACGTAGGCTACTGCGAAGCCCTGCTGCCAGTTGGCATAGCCCCTTGTATACGCCATACCGCTTGAGGCTAGATCGACGAGATTTCCGACCTCTAATCCCCATACAGTACGCCCTATTTGGCCTCTTGAAGCCTCTGTAAAGGCCGATAACCCTAGTCTATGGGTATGCCCACAAACCACACTCTTACCAAGCCTTTTAGCCCCATTTAAGGCCGTTTGTGATGGAACTTGGCTAAGAGGGAAAGAGTCTCCATGAACTGCCGTCCAGCCGTACGCCCAATCAAGTCCGTAGGGGTGGAATTTAATCTTGAGTTTATCATACCCCATAAAACGTTCATACTGCAGTTCGGGTAGGTTGAGGAAGGAGGGTAATCTTTTTTTGATTGATCGGTAGAGTCTGATTCCATGGTTACTACCTAGTACATCCGTAACGCCAAGATACTGAAGTACCTCTTGCGTAAACTTTCTATCATCATCTAAGTTTCCAACCATCTCATCTATTGTTCCTGCATTGAATCCACCTAATTGAGGTAAATCGATCTCGTCACCAATTTGAATAGTCCGGTGAGGATTCCATTTCCTTAAAAACTTTCCTACTAATTTGACCGACTTCTCATCTATAAATGGAGACTGAAGGTCACTTATGAAGGCGATTCGCTTAATCGTCATCCTCGTCAAAGTCGTCTAGAGGATTTTTGATAGGGTCTTTAGTATCAACAATCCAGTCAGGGTAAGACGATCTATCCATGGCAAAAGCCAAGGCCGTTCCTTCGTCCATTCCTGATTTACGACAAGCCATATAAACTTCGTTAGCGGCTATAGCCCAAAAATCTAACTTAGTTAGAACCGGCTCTTTTGTCGTACGGCGACGCCTAGCGACTTTCTTTCTTGGTTTCCTTTTGGTGGCCATGGCTAAAGTCTACTTCCTAGTTATGACAATAAAGAGTTCATCTATGCGATCTGAAAGGTGTTTTGTTTCCTGTTGAAGCGAAGTTAACTTGTCATACATGCTTGAGCCTCCATTAGGACGAAGTTCATTGAGCCATCCCCTGACCAGCCATCGAAGGCCGGCGAGAATTCCGATTAGTGTGGTTGTGATTCCTGCTAGAAAACCAGCCCACTCAAGGGCTGTCATTACTCTTTGCTACCGATACCGAAGGCAGGGTCATCCGGATTTAAGGCACGAAGTATAGGTGCCGCAAAAGCAACTAAAAACGCTTTCCAAATATCATCAAATGAACCTGTAGGATTGGTTACGTATACAGTTGCTAAACAAACAAATGCGCTACGTCCGTATGAATTAATTGCTGCTAATAACTTACTGTTCATTGGTTCCCCCTAGTAGTGGTATGTTAAAAAACTCTGAGTTGTTATCTTGATCTTTACGAAATGAAATATGGATATGGTGGTTGTGTGGGTTGTATCCTCTGTACCGTCTCCACTTATAGTTCATAATTGGCGAAGCAATCATTCCTAAATGAATTACATAATGAATACGTCCTTCATGTTTAGCGTAGAGTCGAATTTGATCTGCCAAATATGCTGAAGTTCTTTTGTCGTCAGAAAGGCGAGCGTCCACGTCAATTGCTCTAACAACAAAGTTGGCTTTTGGGTCGGGTATGTGATCGCTTTTACCTCTGCGTTGATGATTATAGTCAGCAACCCATCCATCACTTTTACGCTGGCGATCTGGGTATGAATCATCTATTTGTTCACGTAGTTGAGCCGCAGCCTTTGACAACCAAGGTTTCATTAGGAAACTAGTAAAGCCGCTTCCTCGGCGGTCAAGCCAAGACGTGCCAACAGTTCAGCCTTCGCCCCTGCCTTAGCAGCAGCCTCAGCCTCTTTAGCAATACGATCAGCCTCAGCCTTAACGGCATCCGCCTCACGCTGAGCGATTTCCTCGGCAGTTAATTCCACCTCAGTAGTTACTCCTGTGGAACAATCCACAATTATTTTAGTTGGGTTTGGCATTGTTTCTCCTTAGTTGTTATGAGTTTTTAATTCCGTATAGGTAAGCGGTTGAGTGTTCAACAATATTTCCTGCATCTAATGAAATAGTTATGCTTGTTATTGCTGCGCTGTTTGACCAAAGTGCTGCAACTAATCCTGCATAGGCTAATGTTGCATTGTTTTCAGTTACATAATCAATGCTAAAAGATTTATTATTACTACTTGTATAATTTGGAATGTAAATTTGTGTGCTATTAAAAGTTGAAGCGGTAGCGTTTGTTCCTTGAACTTGCCCAAGAGCGTTGTTGGCTGTGTTTGTTCCTGATAATGCGGATGAGCCAGTGCCAAAAAGAGAACGCCAAGAAAAATTGCTAGTGTTAGAATTAAATGCAATTTTACCATCTGTTGGGCCTGCTACTGATGTTCTATAAGTTAATTTAATAACTAAATCTGTATAAGTAGCAGGGATAGAAGTGAACTCTATGTTAGCCGCACCGCCACTACCAACTGTATAACTATTAATCAAAGTATATGTATTTGCCATAGTCTATGCCGCCTTAATTCCGTAGAGCGTTGCGTTAGTACCAGTATTAAGATTATTGCCACCTTTAATAAAAATCTTAATAGAGGTAATAGCGGCTGGTGTGGCACGCCATAATCCAACTATTGCATCAACACCATTAGCAGCGTTATTGGCTCTCGTTAGTGCAGTTTTATAAGTTGTGGTATTTGCATAATTCATTATATTAACAATAACAATATCAAATGAACTACCGCTTGCAGGTGGGTTTCCATTGTTGCCTATTAAAATAGATGCTTTTGTTGCACTTTCCCTACCGCTAGAAACGGAAGTTCCATTACCTGATAAATAAGTGTCTGAGTAATTTGTACCTGTATCCCCATTAAATTGCATTTCTAAATTGTTTAAACTGCCAGCCGCTTGACCATTAAAAATAACCACTAAATCGGTATAAGTTGCAGGTATGGAAGTAAAATCTACACTTGCAGCAGCACTACCTAAAGTAGTTGTCGCTATCGGTTCATAAGTTGCTGGCATTGTTAGGCTCCCTTGATTCCGTATAAGGCAAAGTGTGAGTATTGCACAAAACTTGCAGCATTTTGTGAAGTGATTGTAAAACTAGATAACGCTGTTGTGCTAGTTTGTAAATCAGAAAATAACGCAATTTCACCTGAGCCATTGTTATCATAACCTGCCAAAGACCTTACAACTTTGTTTTTATTTGTATCTGCATAATCTAAAATATCTATTACGCCAACAGAAAAAACACTGGCAGTAGCACTTGTTCCAGTTCCCCAACCAACATAACCCGTACCAGTTCCAGAACTAGCACTTGAACCTTCTCCATAAAGATAATGACCATTAGTAGAGGCTGAGCCGTTAGGGTTAATCAATAACACATCTGAAGTTGCCGCTCTATTTGTTCTAGCAATAAATCTTACTTGTAAATGTTTGTAGGTGCTAGGTATAGAGGTAAAAGATATGGTTGCAGTACCACCTGAACCAACAGTAACAGTCGCTATTGATTCGTAACTATTAGTGCTTGGAGTTACCCCAACGCTTAAACTACCTGAGATTATGTTAAGCAATTCCGCCTACCACATACCAAGTATCGGTTCCGGTCTTAATGCAAACCGCTGACTTATACTGAGCCAAAGTTGGTGCTGCTGGAACTGCACCGCTTGAAAGAATTGTTGTAGTGCCTGAAGTAACTGCGCTAATTGTGCAAACTCCTACACCAATATTTAATACGGTTAACGCAGTACCAATTGGAAATGCGACTGAAGCGTTAGTCGGAATTTGAAAGGCTATTGCTGTTGCCTTGTTCATGATCTCTAGAACCTGAAATTGGTCTGCTGATACCGCTGTATAATCGGCGGTATTGGCTGTACCTACTGTAAATGAGGTTAAGCCGTTGTACATTGCGGCGGATAGAACGTCACCTGTTGCCGCTGGAAAGCCTGTTGCCATGTTTATATCTCCTTAGTAGTCTCTAATTATATCTCAGTATGTGAGAATATCCTCGCCAAGTACCCCATAAGTGCTGTCTCCGATAATAAATCCATCAGTTATAGGTTCTAGTGTAGTGAATGTCGCTGACCATGAATTAGGCGTTATATCCCAAGATACGCCTTGAATCTGTAAATTCTTAGTTATGACCGAAGCGTCCGGCTGTATATTTGAAATGACCACATTGTCAAAATAATTTAAGCCAAGGATTGTGTCATTTGGCACCGCTGGGTCATAAAGGTCAATAGTCATACGATCAATGCGAATAGTTGTTGTGCTACGTGTTGCGACATAGATGGCGGCTATATTGGCTGCTTCGCTATCTGTCTGCACGACTAGATCGCTAAAAGAGACAGAATGAGGGAAATAGGTGGCAACTGAATCTGCATCAATGTAGGTCTGAGTGCTGCCGCCAATGCGAGTAGCAGAACAAGTGTTTACAATTAATTTGTCGTCGAAAGCAAAAACTAGATTCTTGTAAGGTATATCGCCGGTCTGGTTAAAGTAAACCGGTGTGTTACCGGCTGAGGATATAGTTTCATACCTATTAAAAAATACAGCGTTGCCTTCGGTTGAAACATAGAACGCCCCCTGTTCGGACGTTTCTGCGTTCTGAATCGCTGCAAGTGCTGTTCTGTTGGTTGCAGGGTCAGCCTGAGTTAATGAATTGCCTATAGATATATCACGCATGGAGGTCGGGAAAGATACGGTATCCAATATCTTTTCAATTCTTGTACCGGTATCTTGTCCGGCTGCTTGTCCTGTAACGGTGCTGACTGTTGCCATTGCAAACAATCTAAAAGCATCCGCAGCATTAATGTCTACATAAGAAACGTTTTCTGCTTGGTCGTATGTATACACGTAATCAGTTGTATAGCCGCTAAATAAGTAATAATCCAAACCGTTGTACTCAGCAGATATTCTTAACTTCCTTAATGGAGTTAAATAACCATAAAGATCGGAACTGGTATTTTGTGGGTTGAATCTACCATTCTGGTCATAGATACGAACGCTGCAAGTGCCAGCCTCGTAAGTATCTCGCCCAATGTTTCTACCTCGGTTTATCTTGATGCTACGAGTAATATCAGTTAGATCAACCACTAAAGATGGAGTTGTTTGATCTGATAACAACCCAACACCTAACACGCCGTTTACTGGGTCTCCAATAGTAAAAGGGTTACCGAAGGTAGCCCCAGAACTAAAGTTTAGGCTTATGTTGAGTACTGGTAGTGGCATGTTATCTGAATGGGTTGATTGATGAGAATGAACCTGAAGCGGATGAGTTGATTAGTCCGTTTCTTAATTCATCAAGCAATCCTTGGGTTGCGCCGTTTACGTTAATAATTGTCGTGCCATCTCTGTTTAACCCTTGAGATAAATTAAAGGCTTCGGCTTGCGCTTGCATCCTGTAACTCATTGAAGCCATGATTGCTTCGCTTTGTGCGATAGTCGCTGGCTTACTTTGTAATTTGGCAAGTTCAGTAGCACTCATTTGATTCTGAGGATTAATGACTGCAAACTCAACACCATTCTTAGTGAAAGGTGCGGCTATGCTTGGAAGCCTTGAAGGTGAACTTACGCCTTGTCCGCCTACGGTTGTAGTGCTTAAAGGCTGTTGCAACAACTTATACATGTTCAAAATCTTGGCAATTAAGTTGTCAACCTCACTCCCAAAACCTTCAAATGGGTTTAGGGCTTTTGGTATCTTTGCAATTGCTGCGGCAAGATCGGTAGTCTGTAACTGAGCAATTGCCAGTTGTTTTCCAAGTTTCTCAGCCTCGGTTGCGTTGCCTTGAATTAAGGCTAATTGTAAACTAAGTCTTAGTTTTTCCTGTTCGGTAATCTTGCCCTGAAGTGCAGCAAAAATTTCAATTTGTTCGGTGTCAAACATACTCCCAAATTTTTTAAGTTTTGCTTGATCTTTGAGTAATGCTTGTTCTTTTTTTATAGCAGCATTACGGGCAGCAAGGTTTTTCTTAGCGTCGTTCTGTAATCTCTTTTCCTCTTTTTGTAATGCGGTGTAATCAAACTTTTGGCTCATTGGGTCAAAAGGTTTGTCAAAGTTTAATTTATATTGAAAAATTGGTGAGTCCGGAGACAATGATAAATTCTGAAGTCCAATTTTTGTAACTTGAATGAACCTAGACATTCCCTCAATTAGGCCACTAATCTTATTAGCAATACTATCTATACCGCTTCCAATTTTCTCAGGGTCGCCAAATGCTTTGTCTAAAGCCACTACTAAAGAACCGCCAATTGTTTCGGCAGCGTCGCCAGCCTTTGCGTTTAAGATTGCTATTTTTCCTGCATAAGACTCAGCGGCCAAAGAGGCTTGACCATCAAATTTTTTAGAAAGAAAATCAGTTATATTTGACAAGTCCATTGTCGCAAGTTCAGATTTGCTCAAACCTATTCCCAATTTGCTGAGTGCTGTATTTTCTTTTAATACTGCCTTACTTAATGCCACACTTACTGATTGTAAATCTTTACCAGTTCCAGCCGATACATCTAAAGCAATACTTAATAATTTTTGGGCTTCTTTAGCGTCTAAGGTTGAGTTAACTAATTGAGTGAAAGCCGGACGCAAATCATCGTCAAGAACGCCGGTGGTGTTTTGTAAGTTTTGAATAAATCCTGCGGTCTGCAAAACTGCATAGGATTGGCCTAAATTTTGTAATGTTTTAGATAATGCGCCAGCGGCTCTTTCGTCATCGGCAAAAGCCCTTACTGCCTTTTTGCTAAAGTTTATAGTTTGAAAAACACCGAAAGCCAAGCCTAAGGCTTTGGCTGATTTAGTTAAAGTATTAAGCGACTTACTGGCGGCTTTTGCGCCCTTGTCTTTATAGGTGCTAACAATAGGGATTTCAATACCGGTGGCACTCATGCGGCTAGTCCAATCCTTCTCTTAATGCTTGAATTAAATGTGAAAATTGCTTTATCAATTGCTTTGAAGGTTGCCTTTGTGACCTTGCCCTGATCTCTTGCAAAAGCCGCATAAAGTAAACGTCCTTGGTTTTTCCTACCCCTGCCAATACTTTCCAGTTTGGCTTCAGCATTTACGGCTTGAACGAATTGGTATCCGGCAAAAGGATTGTTGCTATTGTAATTCCTAGTTGAACGTCTCAAAATTTTGCCACCTGATTTATATGTGCCTTCGTCGCCTTGAACGAAATTACTAGCGTACAAACTTTGCATTGGCGCACGACCATTAGGGTTTTTACGTCCTGCGGTTTCATAGATTGCGCCGGCGGCTGATCTGTTTAACAACTTGTAAGCGTTAACAAATCCAGCCCTGTTTCTCCTTGAGCGACCTACTGAACTAGTCAAACCTTTTTTAATAACATTGGGATTGTATTTAGGAAATCCACGACTTTTTCCGGCAGTTCTTGAAACGACTGTTTTGCCTTCGTCTTGCCAACCGCTTAGGTCTTGCAATTGATTTGGAACTTGTCTTTTTGCGTCTGCAATGACTACACGCATTGCGCTACGAATTTCCTTGTTCATTTCCTTATAGAGATCAGGTGCAAACTTCTTTAAGGCTTTTTGAACCTCAATAAGCCCTTTTACCTCTACTGGCATTTTCCATCCTTTTTGAGTCCTCTTTTAACACGTTCATAGTTGCTAAAAGTAGCGATCTATCCATTTTCAAATACTCTGAATGAGGTATGCCAGTCCTAACTGCCAATAAAGCAATTAGATAAGTAAAGTCATACCTCGTTACCCATTTGGGGAATCAGCGTCCATAATCTCTACCTTGGATAGAGTCAATAGATACTTTTCCCCGAATGGTGGAACTGTATTCCCTGCATGTCTTTCGGCTTCCCATGAAAGCCAATAGACGTCTGACTGGCGTTCCTCATCTCTAAAACGCTTATGAAATCCTGTTTTAAAATTCTGTTCAAACGAATATTCGAGTGCAGGGGTTATATCAAATTCCGATACTTCCCCTGAAGCCTTTGTCACTCTTAATTTAATCATTACTACTCCTTAGAATGTACCTGTTGTTGCAACGGCTACGGCACCGTTTACAGTCCATGTTACATCCTGAGTACCAAGATCGCCAACTCCGCCGTTAATGTCGGTTGTGTTGTTGATAAGGCAAGTCATGGTAAAAAGAGGGTTAGTTGCTGAAACTGCGGTTCCTTTGTCTTGCAAAAGAACAACTGTTACTGAAGTGCCCCAAGCGGCTTGCAATGTTTGTAAAACACTTGCGGAAGCGGTGTCATTTAGGAAGGAAATTGCCACGCTTGAAGTCTCCAAGCCTTTGACAAATTTTTCGCCTGTATCGCCCATCGCTGTTACGGATAGTTCATTAAATGAACGGTTAAGTGTGACGCTAGTCACATGATCTGAAAGATCGACGGAATTAACCTTTACGCCGACCTTATTATTTAGAAATACAGCCATTGGTTATTCCTCATCTTTCTTTGAGACTGGTTTTGGCTTATCTGTTTTTGCTAATTGCCCGACTTTTTCAAGCCAAGCCTTGTCCTCGGAAGGAACATCTATAAAATCACTCATTTTTTAACTCCAACTTGTCATGATTGAGACGGACATATCACTTGTTAACATTTCGCCGGCAGCGTTTGAAAGTACTGTCGGTGCCGATATATTGCCAACACTTATTTTCAAGGTTGTTGAGGCGGCTAATTTATTGAACACGCCCACAACCATATCCTCAATGCCGATTAAGTTTCCTTGATTATCTAGCATTGGAACGATCATTACTATTCTAAAATTTACTTTTGGCGCAACACTTGAGTAAATGTTGTTGCTTGGTTCAATATAAGGCTCGTCCGGTTGGACAATTACTGAATTTGCGATGGGTGAGGCAGGTGGGTAAGAAAACACCTGCCAAACCCCAGCGTTCTCCAACGCCGTCGCAAGGGTTGTTCTGAGAGTTGTAACGGCAACTGTCATTATCCAACCAAACCGTTAGGAGAAAGGTGATTCGCTACCAAACCTCTGATTCTTGCAATAAGCGTGTTGCCCATTCTATACGGCGACGGTTGAAAGTCGGGTGAAATTCCACCGGACGCAGTTTGTTGTCTGCTCTGCCAAATGTCAACTGCAATCATAGCAGCACCTTGACGAATTTCGGGAATAGTTGCATAGTCGACATTAGTAACCGCTGATATTGTTCCGTATGGTCTTACAACTCTTTTAGTTTCTGTTGAAACGTGAGTGATTGCGTATGAAATTGAATATTCTGTTATGGCTGTAACTGTTTTGTTTCCGCCGTTATAGTGTGCCGCTACATTCTCAACCGTTACAGTTTCGCCTAGTTGAATGTTATGTTTTTGATCTGTATAAAGAGTCGCTAAAGTTGTTGTACATTCTCTCGCAATTACATTGTAATCATTAAACCACAAAAAGCCTTTGACAATATTTTCGGCAGCCTGAGCCACTTCCTCAACTACTGAGTCAGAATATAAACTTCCAATCCCAAGTAATGTGCGAAGTTCTGCCTTGGTCACGTAGGTAGCCGGCAAAATATTATCCTTTCTTAAAGTAAAGGGGCAAAGGCTTCCAATGCCCCTTTACAGGTTATCCCTAGTGAGGAAAGTTTATGCAACCATCCACTTATAAGCACCGGCAGCAACTTTAGTAGCAATTGCGCCGTAGCCATAGTAAGAAACTTCAATTTGTCCAGTTGAAATCAAATTAGATTCCAAGCGATATTTTGTTGATTCGTACCATGTGTAAGATGATGGATTTAGAACAATAATTGAATTATCGCCTGTTCCGGATAGCGCACGTGAAACACGTAGATTTAATCCGCCAATGTTTCCACGAACGTTAGTTGGTGTTAAATTTCCTGAAGCGTTTTGAGGATTGATAGTTTGTACAAATACTGCACGATTTGAACCATCAACTAATCCCATCAATGCGCCCCATTGTTCAGGTGAAACAACAACGTTCTCGGCAAATCCAAGAGTTCCTGAGTAAATAGAAACTGCTGCATCTGAAATGAAGTCTTGAATATTAGCAGCGGTCATGGTGCGGTTGCCGCCATCTGTTCCTGCGGTGATGATTGCAGAACCTACTGCTGTATCAGTTGCCTTTGCATAAGCAAATTCCATTTGACGCACTAACTCTGAAAAGAACGCAGGGCTAGACCTGTCTAATAATTCTACGGAAAATTTCTGGCTGCCCGCATATTTACCAACATTTACGCTCAAGAAGGAAATATTTTGATCTTGCTCAGATGGTGCTGCGCCTTCTGCTGTTAATGCAACAGTTGGTACTTGAGTAAGTTTTGGAATTTCAAAAGTCATTCCTGCATCAGGAAGTGCTGCTGAACTAATTGAATCGATAAATGGTCGATCAGCATTTGAAAGAGGATTAATTACCTCGGTTAATTGACGTGTAGGAATAAGTCCTGCGTTGTCAGTTGTATCTGCTGCTGCACGAAGGTACTGGCGTGCATCCTCGTCGTTTAAGTGTTGCGCACGAAGTGTGTTCTCTAGGAATTTTTCCTTTGATAGTTCAATGCGTGGCTTGGTGTAAATTGGTGCTGATACTGTTGGACGAGAGGCTTCAACCGCAGGGGTCTCTACTACCTCAGTCGCAACAGTTGTTTCAGTTGTGTTTTCCACAATTGCCTCATTTTCTGTTTTGGTTTCGGTTGATTCTGCCTCTGCGTTTGACGCAGCGACTGAAGCGACGCCGGCACTTGGAAAAGCCGCAGCCTGAACAAGGCTGACTTCCATGAGACGAGCGGCACTAACTCTATAAATTCCGTTACTGTTTTTCCCTTTAATAACTTCCACTCCAACACTCAAGCCGGAACGTAGGTTTTCGCTTGCCTCAATGAGGCTATCTGTACCCCTAGTGGTATTACTAACCTTGAACTCAGCATAAATTCCTGAGTCATCCTCGTCTACCTTTTTCATGCGTCCGATTGGAGATTTAGGGTCATGCTCAAGTAGTAATTTTATTTTACTTGGGTCATCTATTTGAATTGAACCTTTTTCAAAAATTACTTTACCAATTGAAGTTTGGCCAATTTCGTTTTCGAACGGCACAATTTTTCCAGCGATAACACGACGAGACTCGGAAGCCTCTAAATCTGCGCTAAAGTTAATTATTTCCATTTGGTGATAACTCTTCCATTTCTCTCGCTTCCTCAACTGAAATTAAATTCAATTGAAGCATTTTTTCGATTACATTCAAACGCTCTAAAGGATTGGCTCTTAAAAATCCGGAGTCCATGTCAAACGCTATAAATTGTGTTTGGCTTGTAAGATCGTCCATACTAAAACGGTTTTCAACGGCACTTACGTAAGGTTGCAAGGATAGGGCTACAAACTGACGCCTTTCGTCTTGGACGTTAGAGTAAGTAAGACTATTGTTCATGTCCGCTGATATGTAGTACGCCGGAACGTTCATCAATCTCGCAACCTGCGTACTCATGTACTGCAAACTATCGTTGTAGGTCATGTCCTTCGGTGAAAAGGCTGTTGGTTGGTATTCAAGGCTTGAAGTTAAATAAGCGGTTGATCTTTCTGCACGACTACGACGCCAAGCGGCTAATAAACCTGCAACTTCTTTTTCACCTAAATCTGCGCCATTATTTTTTAATATTCCGGCAGGGGTTGGAACTGAAGCGGCGTTAGCAGCGGCTTTTTCTAAATCTATTGCTGCACGTAAAATTCTTGCGCCGGCATGTAAAATTCCATCAATAGGAGATTGGAAGGTGACTAAACTTCCAACGCCTGACATTGGTCTTTCACGTCCGTCGACTGTATAAAAATCAACAAAAGTGTTGGATTTGTTTAATTGAACTTGAACTCGAGTGTTGTTAACAAAATCAAAGCGTGCCGGTCTGTTGTCATCCTGATAAACTTCAACTACCTCAAGATAACCGGTGCCGTAGAAAATTAAAGCGTCAATCAAGGCGGTTAAGATAATTGAGTTAGGTGCTGACTTAGATAATTGATTTACCCAAGGTAAATTTGGTAGTTCCTCTTTTGTGGCCTTGGAATAAGTCTTTAGTTGCATTGTTCCAATTGTTGTCGCTATTAAGTTACGGCAACGCATAACAGCCGGAACGGAGATTGCTTCCTCACGTCCTACTGATTGGAACGGAGTAAACTGAGAATAAAAATTAAAAGGGTCAGCGACAACCGGTGGGGCTAGTTGAGCCGAAATTTGTGGTTTTGGTTCTAATCCAATTAAATTACGAAAAAATCCCATTGGTGAAGTATATCACAATGCTCAGACGAAAATCTTAGGTACTGAGATAGGTTTGCTCAACATATGGACAACCATAGCGGTTGAAATTGCAGCGGTTACGTCACCGGCTGATTTTCTCCTAATAATTCTCCAACCTGCGTCCGAATATTTAGCGGCGCAGTTATTCATTGACGAAACCCATTCGGTTTGACCTGAGTGAACAATCCTTAAGTTGGAAAGACTGTCGGCTAATTCCCCACATGCTTGGTAAAAGGTCTGACCGCTTATATCAATTAGTTTATGACCACTTTGAGTTAAACGTTGGGCAATAGAGGCCGTTGCATACTTATCGTAAGCAATTTGAACCGGTCTATATTTCAAAGCCCATTCATTTATCGAACTAGCCATTCGAAGTTCGTCAATAGCGACTTCACTACTAAAGGTCTCCATTACTCCAACGCCAATTTTGCCATCAATTATCTGAGCCGCAACTAAAGCCCCTGATCTTTTGCTTGGACTAACATCAAAGGCCATTACAGTCATTGCACCTACTGGTAAAGCAAGTTCTGATACCGAACAAGCCTCAATTGAGCCAAAAGTCCAAGGACTAACCTGCGAATCAATCCACATACATAAAGTTTCAGTTAAAGTGGCCTCAATTGAGTTAGTGGCAATAGATTCCTCAATTGCTTCCTCGGTAATGGTGTAACCAAGGGCAGGGTTAGCCATAGCCCAATATTTTTTATTGCGAATGTCAGTCCTAGCCGCTAGAGGTGCTGAGTACTCCCAAAACCCAAAAGTCTTACTTGGATAATCAAGCGCACGCTCACGCATGTCGTTCAAAACCGTACTAAAGGCATCACCGGCGTTGCTAGTCATTAAGGTTTGAGAATTAGGTCTTGCCCTTGTTACTGGAACCGCTGCCTTAAACGCTTCCTCGCTTACTTCACGTAATTCGTCGATATAAAGGAAGTCTGCAGTCTTGCCTCGGCTTCCGTCTCTTGTTGCCGCTACGATTTCATAACGTGCGCCATCAAGTAAGGTGATTGATTCCTGACCATTGGCATATCGGATTTGTCTTACTTGCGCTTTTAGAAAGTCATTATCCTCAATAGTGTTGGCAACTTGCCTGAAGGTGTCTAAAGCCATGTTTCGGTTTGAGGACATTGCAATAATGTTCTTTTCCTTAAACAGAAAGAGGCCAGCAAGGATTCTCATTCTTGCAAGGTGAGTTTTACCTACTTGACGAGCGCATAACAGTAAATTGCTCTTACGTTGAAAGTTTCCGGCGTTATCTACCTTCAACATATCCTCAAGTACGTATTCTTGCCAAGGAAGTAAAGGCATACCAATTTTTTTGGCTAAATCCACAACTTCAGCGATTCGAGACGTACCTTTTAACGGCGGTGTTTGAATTCTAGGTTTTGTGCTGCCTAATAACGGTTTTTTCTTTGCCCCTCGTTTGGTCGGGCTTTCTTTGACCACTTTCAGTTTTGGATTGGCTGTCATGGTTTTTCAAACGGCGACAATGGTCGTGTGATCTGCGTCTCAGGGAGAGAACAGTCTGGAGAGACAGGGGGGGTAGAACCTCGGCTTAAAAAACGGCTGCCTTTTTTGGAATTACATGGCTTGCACGCTGAAGTGAGGTTATCCATATCAAACAATGAACCACCTGTTTTACGTGAGGTTATGTGGTCAACAGTAGCGTTGGCACCTTCAAGGTGTGTACCGCAGTAGGTACATACGAACCCATCTCTTGCCAATACCCTAAGCCTAGTTAACTTCCACCTAGCCGAACCTAATGCTCTATTACTCAATGCCATCCTTTAATCTGCCAATGTTCATAGGCTTTGCACGCATTGATATACCCATTACTATCAATACCAAACCTATGGGCTATATACGATAGACCCCAATCAATCTGCTCATATCCATTGGCAGTACGTAAATACTCACTCTTGCCTTGAGGTATACCATACACCCTATGCGTACCATCAAGGTTACCTACAGCGTTAGGGTTCCACGCACTTTCTTTACCATATAGTTTAGATAGGCATTTATATTGGGGAACAGACTCAATTTTTAATTGAGCATATTCTTTGTAACTAATCATCCTAATAGGCTCTAATGCTTTAACGGAATCAATCTTTTTAGAATCTAGGCTTAATGCAATTAAGACAATAGATACCCCAAATGCTACAAGCGGCGAACTCGCAAGCCATCCCCTGTCGGGGCTTGCGTTCGCACTTTTAGGTGCGTCGCAGACTTGAAGCGTACTGGCCTTGTCAAATCGGTTAAGCATAGTTTCTCCTATCGTCTCATTATGTGAGATGTGATCTCTGTCACACTATGTAACTTATATTGAAGTCCAACCTATGTAACTTGCTTCCGGATGATCTTTGAGCCATTGCTCTCTAAGGGCATTTTGATAAGCCCAATCTATGTCAGTTGATTCTTTATCCATAACCTTCACTCCATTCATGACCACAATCTTTACATTCATGAAAGTAATCTTTGTTATAGGTGGTCGTACTAGTGTTATACCTTAAGCACTCGGGGCATTGATCTTTGCACATATTGAGCAGGTTAAACCTTCCATCATCCACGCCCCACATTTAGGGCAACGTACCGGCTCAACCATGCAACACCTTCATAAAGTCATCAAGGGGCAAAAGTACGACATACTCTTCAGCCCTTTCTCCTTGACCGTTGCAGCGTAGAACTACAAAGCCAAGTTTATCGGATTTCCTTGATTTAGTCTGTTTAATCCATGCTAAAGGACTGAATTTAGTTACGGCTTTAACCTCAATGTCGTACGGTGTGCCTAGAATGTCGCTGCCTTGACGACCAGCCCCTGAGGACTCGGCATACTGGTACCAAGTCCTCAAGTACTCTGCTACCACCTTTTGAGTGCGGTAACCCCTATGTTTACGGTGTTGGCTCATCTGCCAACTCAAACAATTCTAAAGGAATTCTCCAGCCGCTTATCTCATCATCGTAAAACTCATCAATCATAAACAGGTGAGGTTCTAAGTGGCCAAAAACGTATACTTGGGAGAAGGTAGCCTCATCAAGGCACTTTGTAGCGATCAATAACTTATTCATATCCTTTTCCCAAAAAGGAACTGCTCTTGCCGTTCTTACCGATCTGACCTCACATTGAAAGCCAACGTCTGAAATTGCATGTCGTAGAGGATGCAATTCATTTGGATACCAAGGTACATTCCATGAAATGTTATATAACTTGGCAACCGCCCACTCACATACGTTGGCTCTTATGTTGGCTAGTACCTCATGCTCTAACTTGCCATTGGCCTTGCCTTCAGCATAGTTAGGACGATCAATAGAATCCCACTTGGCTAGCCATCTTTCAATGGCTAACTGAGTGCAAACCCTAACCTCATCCTTACTAAGTTCAACTATCATTCGATTTATACTCTATGTGGTTTATCCCATGACAAACGACGCATTTGAGTACGCCGTTTTCATTTATCATTCTTGGGTCGTTGCATATTTCACAACATTCTGACAATGGTACGAAATCCGGTACCACTCCGTTATCAGTAAAGGTCAACCTCAAGCCACTTGGCTCAATGATTTCCATGTCACCCATTTTCTTGACCGTCGAAGTACCAGCGTCCATTCGCTGATAACTTCGCCCATTGGGCAGGGCATTGTTGATCTTTAGGCTTTCCGCAATTACAAACATGACCGTAATACGGTTTTCCGCCTTTGCTGATACCTTGAAGTAACTTTGTCTTGCCATTCTCGCAAGGCATTGGCATTGGCTCAGACTTAGGCAAGTTATCAACTACTTCACCAACTGACCATTCAACAGGTTCAGCCTTCGGCTTATCTGCAGCAAAAGACTCTCTAAGTGCTAGTTCTATTTTCTTAGAGTTTCCTGATTGTCCGTATATGTTTTGTCTTGCCTCAAGTTTCTCCTTAAAGGTCTGCTCTTTCTCAGCCACAACCTTTTCCATTTCAGCCCTGTTAGCCCTTGGGGCTTTTTGTCCGTCGACTGTTGTCGAGTACTGAGGTAAACCTGTATTGGTAATTGCCCTTGCATAGGCCGAAGTCTCAGCCTTTTCAATAGCGAACTGAGTCTTGACGCTTTCTCCAGCCATACCGTAAACCCAAGGATTTGGGTCAGCCCATGTTCTCCATAGAATAACCGTCACATAGACCATACCGTCAACAATCTCACGTTCAGACTTTTGACGCATATCCGGATTGTCTTTAGCAAAGAGTTCAATTCGTTCCTCTGCCGTCATGTACTTACTGAGGTCAAATGCCATCTATCTCACCTTTATATTCTGTATCGTACTCTTTGAGTATTTGGTTATATATTGCGAGGTACCCAATACCGTCCTTAACTGAATCGATATGGTTAGGCGACTCACTAAGACGACTGATCTTAACGAGGCACATGCAGATACTGACCTGCATTGGTGAAATGTAATCACCAAGGTAGGCACTCCATAACTCTGAGATTCTTTCATGATTGGTTCGGCTAGAACCATAAAACTTACCCCTTTCAGACAAGGTAGTCCTTACCTCATCAAACAAGTCATCGGTTCTGTTCATAGTCAAACACCTCATCCACCTCTTTCTCTATATTGACCATGCGTCGGTGCATGTTCCAACCCACCTGACGTCCTCGCCAATAACCCTGATTGTAGATTTCCGCATGCCATAAACTAACAGCGTAAGAAAGTAAGCCGGTGGCTATCATGAACCACAATATTGTCAGTCCGTTGATTTTCATGCGTTCACCCATGAACCGGCGAAGTTTGTTGTGAAAATAGGTTGGTCAAATCTCAGGTCGTAATTGATCTGAAACTCATAACCTTGTTGTTGCAGGTATTTAGTGGCCAGTACTAAAGCGGCACTATTCTCTACCCAGTATATGTATTCATGCTCAAAGTTAGGGGCTTGGTCAAAGCGGTCAAGTTGGGCTTCCCAATCAATACCTTTGAACTGCATTTGGGTTTCTGTTAGCAGATCGAAGTCTGCGAATGTTAAGTTCATTGTTTACCTTTCCGTTACACCAAGC